TTTTTTTATTTGTGTTCTTTTATCTTTACTTTGTAAAACCTGCTAGCTAAGGCCTTAATTCTTTGAGCCCATCCTACTTTCAGGATATCTTTATACGATATATTATATAAAACCGGCTAACCAAGCGTAAGGCCCTGTAAGCCCAAAAGGCCATAATAATCTCCATTGATGGCCCTGAGTCAAAAGATGGCCCTAAACAAAAGCCTTCAAAAACCAGCCAACTAAGGCCTTGATAATTTGGGCAGGTAGGTGGGTAAGGGTGAAGGCATGGAGAGGGTGAGCAATGATTTTTTAATAAATAAAATCTATTTGTTTAATAGAAAAATTCAATAAAAATTTTTCTCAAAATATTTTTGTATTTAAAAAATCCATTGTATATTTGCAATACAGAAAAACAAACAAAATGTGCGCCTTTTAAAATTTAAAAATCATTAAAAATCATGAATGCAAATGTAAATGAAAATGTGTTAGTAAATGGAGTAAACAACAATGTAGAAGAATCTGCAAAAGTTGAAAAAAAGAAAACACAAAAAACAACTGCAAAAAAGAGCACAAAAAAAGAAAGTGCAAAAGTAGAAAAAAAAGAAGTTGAAAAACTTTCTTTTTCTAAATTACTCGAAACATTGGACACAACGGGATTGCATACCAATTCAGGTTTAAAGAAAGAGAATATATATAACTCTTCCATTTATGCGGATTGTTTAACCGATAAAGATAAAAAGTCTGTTAGACGCAAAATACGTAATCTTTTGGACAATTTTATAGGAAGCATTATTCGTTCAGAAAAGAATAAAACAATTTGCGAAAATCATTGCAAACAATTCAAATTATTTTATGAACAAGTTTATAGAATAAATGATTTTTCCGTAGAAAGTTTAGTTTCTAATAATACAGATGAATTAAAAAAGGAGAATTTAAAGAAAATGCTTGAAATTGTAAAAAAGAATTTGAAATGAAAAAAGAAAAAATAAAAGAGTGCATAATATTTGCACTCTTATTCCTTATATATATTTGGTGTTGCTGTAATTCATAATAAATAATAAAGAGAGTATATTTTTTGTCCCCTATAAAATATACTCTTTTTTTGCTTTAATGGGCAACCCTTCCCCTCTCTTATTCATATAAGATTTTTCGATAAAGTCTATAAGGGATTTCCTTCATTTTCCCCTCTTCCTTTAGGATTGCCACAACTTTTTTCTGAAAACACAATAAGGGAAATCCCAGAATCTTCGAAGAATACAACCCCTCTTCCTTTAAAAATCATATGGGATTTTTCGATAAAGCTAATAAGTGATTTCCTTGAAGACCCTAATCTCAGTTCCCTTGTCCTTTAAAATTTACATATGATTTTATCGAAACATTAATAGGGGATTTCATTTAAATCTTCGAATTATATTACCCTTACATATCTTTTGTATTCATATTGGATTTTTATGATATGGTTATTCGATGAGATTCCTTTGATGTTATCCTTTATTTCATTTGTTTATTGGGATTCAAGGTTTACTCTCTTATTATTTATCATCTTAGGATTTTCTTTTTTCATTTTATGTTTGTTGTTTGGGGACTCTTACAAGAAAGGCCTAAGATATTTTTATCCCAGGCCTTTATTATTATTAATCACTAAGATTTTTTTAATCCACTGGGCTCTTTCCAACTTTTAATGCGTACCCAGTAAATGAGAAATTATATCTACCAGTATTAACTGCAGTGATATTTACACTTTCAAGAAATAATACGTTTTCTACCCAGGGGTATCCATTTTTCATACCGGTTGAACTACCGTATCCGAAAAAGTATGAAAATGTATCTTCTGATAAATTATAAATGCATATTCCATTATAAATGTCATTTATGGGCATAGCATATGTTACGATTACTACCAGATCGCCTCGATGGAAGCTTCCATTGATTTCATCTAAGGCTGATTGGATACTGTCTAAAGTGCAATTTACTTTTATGGAGACTGTGGAATTATCTGGAGCCATAACCATCTTTCTAGCGGTTTTATTAGTATCCAACTTGGTACTGAAGATAGAACCTTTTCCTATTAATTCTTTGTACTTATCTCCAGATGAGATTCTTTCGATTCCCAATCTTAGGGCTTCAAAGGATGGCTGAGATCCTGGGTCTACCCCTTTATTTCTCAGAGCATCCCTTAAACTTGTTTTTGACGCGTTGATGTGAGAAGTTAATGATTGAATTTTTTCTTTCAATGTAGGCATAATACATGTGATTAAATTAATAATGTATTTATACTATAAATACATTCGATCGCATCACACAAAAATAGGGAGGATAAAGAAGTTTTTGATTCTTTATGACTCCCTTTGTTAATCTTTAATTGTTATAGGATATAAGTACATGGTTGCCTTGGAAGGTTAATTTAGTTCCCCCAGCTGCTGCTGTGGCTTTAGTTAAACGCATTATCCCTCCTCCCCATTCTACATTGTTAGCTGCTTTGATTTGTTCAGACCAATTTGTTCCTTGATTCAATTCTGAGATAGCCAGGAAGGATTTAGGAGATCCAGCAGTAACCTGACTGGATACTACACACCAAACAATAACCTTGTTTACTAAATCCGAATTCATCCAATCTACAATGGACGGAATTGTACCTGGATTGAATTTTATCCGACCATTATAATAAACTGTGTACTGGGAAGTATTAAAATTACTTCCCTCCAAGTAAGCTGAGTAGATTCCAGATGAAAATGATAATGATACTTTTGGCATTACTGGGATTTCGATATCATTAATCCCTTGAGTAATCTGATCCCAGGTTGGGCTTATTGGTACACTTACACCTTTGTTGGATAATGCAGATCTCAGTGATGTTTTTGCATTACTGATTTGTGTAGTTAGAGCTTCAATTCTTGATTTGAGTGACATATCTGTGATGTATTAAAGTTAATATAGATAAGATAGTATCTTATAATATTAATCACTAAGGCAATAATACAATGAGTTTAACATCAAGAATTCAGGATCAAAAAGATCAGATTACACAAGTAAAAGAAGGATGATAAAGTATCCCCAAAAGAGAAATACGAGAATAGACACAATAAAAAAAATCCCTATCTACTCTCTCAAGCAAATAGGGATAAAAACCTGACCCATAAATAAGAGTCCGCGATTACGTTTTTTTTGATTACGCTGAAAAAATCAATTCTCAATTTTAAAAACATTTACCAAAACCTATTCGTTTATAGTTTCCTTCTGTAGACTTTCCAATAACTCATTCAATTTCATAGAGTAGCCATCTAATTCTTCTGTAGAATATGAATTATTAGGGATTCCCTTTTTAAAGTTTTCTAGTGCACTCTGCAATTTAGAAGCAGTATTTCCTAAGCAATATTCTTTCCAAATTCTTTTAGATTCACTTCCATGAACCAATATCGTGAACTGGGTTCCTTTTAAATTTAAAGGAGTCAAGGATTTGATCTTTCGATCATATTTGGGATTTACTGATATCCCATTCGAAAGTAAGGCAGAATTTTTATTTACATCGATTACCTTACAGAGTTCACAATGTGATGGGCCTTTGATTAAAACTTCTTGATCTTTGGATAACAATTTGATGTTTTTATCCTCTTTTTTAACAGATTTCTTTTTCATGTGATTAATTTTTAATTGTGATATTGTATAGTAAACACATAATTTTACAGGGTATGAGCAATACTAATAGCATTTTTCATATACAAAACATATCAAATATGAAGCAATATAAAGTTTTGGGAGTATGCAATGGTCAAGGCATAGGATTATTCCCATTTAAAGGTGACAAAAGATTCAAAATCTTAGGTAATTTAGAGGTTAGAGGAGTGTATTTTACTCCAAAAAATGAACAATGGATAGATAATTTCCCGGGTATACCTCTTTTCAGGGATTTAAATCGATGTAAAAATTACCTTGAAGGTAAAAAAGTACACATAATTGTCTCAAATCCAGCCTGCGGTGGGCAATCCATCCTCAGAATCAGTAGAAAAAAGGATTTTAAATCTACCGAAGAGCAAAAGGCAGACCCTACAATGGTAAATTTTATCGAAAGTGTTCATCATTTTAAACCTCATGTATTTTTATTGGAAAATTTACCCAAATTGCTAGAAGTAATCCCAGAAAATCAATGGGAAAATGAAATATTCCCAGATTATAACCTGGTTTTTCACAACCATTCCGTTTCAGAATGGGGCAATTCTCAAATATCAAGGAACAGGTTAGTAATAATAGGAGTAAAAAAGAGCTCTCTTTTATTCAAATTGGAGCAATTCCTTTTTGTTAAACAAATGAAAGCTCTTAGGACAACGCAAGATTTATTATTTAACCTCCCAAAGGATGGTAATATAATCGAGGATTTGGATAAAATCGTTTCAATGTTTCACCCAGACGATAAAAATAAAACCAAATTATCCCTGAAACAAGTACAAAGATTATGGACAAATGAGTTCAGGGATGAGTGGAAATGGCCTTGGGTTAATTCTAAAGGGTCTAGAGGGACATTACCCGGTGTATATAGAAATAAACCGAATGGTTATCCAATGACCGCTAGGAAAGCGGATAGGCAGTTTAAATGGAATGGTTTACCAATGTCTCCAAGAGAACTTGCAAGGATAATGGGAATCCCTGATAAATTTAAAATTCACATCGAAGAAGATAGGAAAAATTATTGGATCAACAAGGGAAGGTTAATTGTTACTCAGACCTTCCCTTATGAAATAGGATTATGGTTTAAAGAATGCCTATTAAACCGTTAATCCTTGGATTTACGCTTTTTCTTTGGCTTAGATTCAGCAATTTTCTTTTTATTCTGATACTTTTTCCAAGCCAGATTAAATTTGGTAGCATAAGCTTTGCTTTGCTTTTTAATCTTTTTGGCATTCTCCAAGGACTCAAGGATTTTTGCAAGTTCTTCGATACTTTCTCCTTTATTGACGGCATTGAGATATTTTAATCGGATTTTCTCAATTATCATAGCGGATCTATGATATGCCAACCTATTTTGAAGAAATCTGTAAAGTATCATCCCTTCTGCCAATGTTAATTCCGAACCATTATCATCCAAAGTTCGGGATAAAATCGAAATTACGTTCATACGATTAATTTTTAAAGTTTGCAAATTTCAATAGAACTGATAAAATCCTTGGGGTTCCTGGAACTCTCTTATAATTATTATATTATAATAAGCTATGTTAATATTATATACATTATACTATCTTAAACGTATTTGTAAAACAATGAATTAAGTTTCAATAAAGAATACTGTTTCGAAAACTTTTGTGAAATCATAAAAACCCCCTAAAGAGGGTTTTTAGATTTCCTCTTTAGAGGGAAGAGGGTTTTTAGTATGAGAAGATAAAAGGGGTGGAAGGAGAGAAAAAAATTCAAGTTCAAAAAAATTATCACAATCCTATGAAACACAGAGATGAAATTTTTTCATTGGTCATGGCAATCCTAATTTTATTTTCAATGATTGGGGTTTCCTGGGTGACCTATAAAATCACAAAACGAAAATTTAAAAAGGAATCATCGAATAATTTCGAAAACCAAAAAACAGACACAGTTTATATCCCAGAGATTTTTACAATCCCTGAACCTTTCGAAATTATTATGAATCCTTCAAAGGTTGAAATTTATCGAAAGGATACAACTTCAAAGTATAATGAATTTTCCCTGCGGGAAAAAGATTTGGTGTTGTTCACACCAAATCGATTAGACAGCTTGATTATTGATTTGAATTATTTGAAGAATCTTCCAATGAATCCAAAACTATTATCACTTGATTTGAATCAAAACCAGTTGAGCTTGGGATTATTGGATATTAATGGGATCACGTCTAGAATATCTTATCCATTAAACCTTCAGAATTATTCCTATAGGTGGAATGGAAATTCTTTAACAAGCAAAAAACAGCCAAATTTTAAATTTTATCCAACACTTGGATATCAATATCGAATTTTAAATAATTTTCATGACATTGATCTCAAGTTAAATTTCAAGACTAAGGGATTTAATTACGAACTTGGGCTAAACGGATTTTACTATCCCAAATTCAAGAGTGATCCTGGATGGGATATCACAATAGGTTTAACCTATGATTTTTAAAAGAAGAAAAGAAAATGGCGAAAAAGGAAATAGATACCTCTCATCTGAATGCTCAACAATTTAGAGAATTGGTTCAAGTACAAAAGGATGTCTTTTACTTCTCAACATTTGCTTATGTGGTTCACCCAGTAAGAGGTAAAACAAGGTTCCTTTTATATCCATACCAAAAATCAGTACTGTATTGCTTCCTAAAACATCGATTTAATATCATCCTAAAATTCAGGCAAGCGGGGATCACAGAATTGATTTCTCTTTATTGCTTATGGCTAACGATGTATCACCCAAACAAAAAGGTGAACATCATCTCCATCAAGGATTCTGTAGCAAAGAAGGTTTTAAAGAAAATCAAATACATGTACAAGAATCTCCCAGAGCACTTAAAAGTTCCCATCGTAAATGGTAGAATGGGTGAGCTGGGCACCGCCTGTATAACAGGCGATACCATGATCCTTGGTACTAAAACTGATTTCCCAATTCAATCCATAGCTCCATCTGAAAAGGGTTATTTAGATGTATCTGGTTTGAATATAAGGGTTCTTACAGAGAATGGTACTTTTGAAAGGATTATGAAAACTTTCAATAAGGGTAAGCTAAAAACTTACACAATTGTAAATGATCGCGGGTTAACCCTGAGATGTACTCCAAAACATAAATTATTAACTACCAAAGGTTGGAAAACTGTAGGAGAGATCCTTAAAAACAATCTAACAGTGGTTTTTAAGGATACCAAAGAACTTGTAAACTTAGCTCCACCAAAGGTAGAGAAACCAGTTACGGAGGAGATAAGAGAAACTAACATACCCGGGTATTGGGTATCCAATCTTGGTAGGGTGTTTACTACTAAAACCAAGAAAGGTAAAGGTCACGGTAGGGATGGTATAAATCCCTATGGGACAGAACTAAGGGTAATGGTTACTATGGTTAATCGACATGAGAGGGTCAAATTAACATACAAAGGTTCTCGTCAAGTGTATTCTGTACATAGATTGGTATGGGAAGCTTTTAAAGGACCTATTCCCGAAGGGATGATTATTGACCATATCAATGGTAATGGTTGTTGTAATTGGATAACTAACTTGCAAGTGATAACCTATTCGGAGAATACCAGAAGGGCTTTTACTATGAATAGAGTCTTAAAACAGTCTGTTCATCAAACAGAGACATTATCATATAAACAGATAGGTCGAGTAAAAGAGCTTCTAAAAAGGGATAAATACCTAAATAGAGAAATAGCCAAACGAGTAAGTGGTGGGGATAAAGACCTATTGGATCCGAAGAAAGTATCTCGTATCAGTAGGGGAAAAAATTGTAGTGATATATATATCAGTAAGATAACTAAGGTAGATACTACCCTAGAAACCATATATGACATGGAGGTAGAGAATTACCATAGTTATATAACTACTAATGGGTATATAAATCATAATTCTACAATTGAATTTATCAATGGCTCTTTTATAGAATCCATCCCAACCTCGGAAGAAGCAGGACGTTCAGAATCTCTTTCTTTATTGGTAATCGATGAAGCTGCAATTGTAAGATGGGCTTCACAGATTTGGTCTGCAAGTTTCCCCACACTTTCCACTGGTGGGAGTGCTATCCTAAATTCAACGCCCTATGGAATTTCTGGCTTCTATCATTCAAAATGGGTTGAAGCGATTACAGATTCTGATTCTCCTTTTCACCCTATTCGATTATATTGGAAAATGCACCCCGAGCGAGATCAGAAATGGTACGATACAATGTCCAAAGCTTTGGGCCCAAGAAGAACTGCCCAAGAAATTGATGGTGACTTCCTTTCTTCCGGTAGTACTGTATTTGATCTTACAGATATTAAGGCAATCGAAGATACCCTATCGGAATACCCAGTAATCGAAACAAGGTTTAATGGCCAGTTAAGAATCATGGATAAACCAAAACAAGGTGTAAGATACTTTATTGGTGCTGACGTTGCTACGGGACGTTCTAATGACTACTCAGCTTTTACTTTAGGTGATTCTAATGGAGAAGAAGCTGCAGTATTTAAAGGGAGAATCCCAGTAGAGAAATATGCTAAAATCTTGGGCAACCTGGGAAAAGAATTCAATTGGGCAACAATTGCCCCTGAAACTAATGATATTGGTTTGGCAGTAACAACTTTACTTCAAACCGAAGGATATCCTCAATTGTATTATCATAAAAAGCTTCTCAAAAAGAAAGGAAAGTCAAGGCCAGAAGTAGAACAATATCCCGGATGGATAACCACATCTAAGAACCGATCCCTAATCATTGATGGGTTGGAAGAAGATATCAGAAAAGATAACATTACAATTAAGGACCCATTTTTTGTTCAAGAGGCTTATACCTTTATCTATGATTCAATAGGCAGGCCAGTAGCAATGGGTAAACACAACAGAAACAATCAAACCTCAGACATTGACATGGATGAGGAAACCTATTCGGATGATAGTATTTTTGGTAAAGCAATATACAATCATGTGAGGAAGAATTACAAACCTTCATTGATAATTCAACCTAAATAACAAAATATATGGTATTACAATCAATTGGGAATTGGTGGTTAAACTTAATTGGTGTTCGGAGGGATGATTCGAATGCCTATAAGGATAAACCAAAGTCTGACCCCAATCCAAGAACCACAGCCCCTATCCCACCAGGTAGGGTTTCTGTGTCTAATGATACTACTGATATGTTATCTGTATTAAAGGGAGAAGCTGACTTTGTTACTCCTTCTTTTCGTACAGAAATCATCCCACTTATCAGAAGTCTTTATAAAGTTAACCCAGATGTAGGTATAGCTGTTCAGGATATGTTTAAGTTGGGAAATACGAAACATTTTATCGAATTCCCACATAATACTCCGGAAGAAGCTTTAAAAATGAGGAAGCATCTCAGGGATGTTTCTAAAACCTGGTCTAATTATACAGCAGGTATCTTTGGCTTAGTAAACAAGATGTTTGTTCAAATGCTTGTTTCTGGTGCCATGAGTATGGAAGCAGTACCAAAAAAAGACCTATCTGGGATTGAAAGCATTATCTTCATTAAACCAGAGGACATTGTATTCCAAAGAGATCAAAATGGTAAATATCGACCCTACCAATTGAACAAAACTTGGAATCATGGTAAATCAGAAAGGTTAATTGAACTTAACCTAAATACCTACATCTACCTTTCAATGTTCAATGATACTGATGAACCTTATGGGATTCCAACTTTCATGGCTGCATTGGATTCATTAAAGACCCAATCAGATATGAAAATTAATACCAAGCATATTATGGAATTGGTTGGTATGATGGGATTCTTAGAAGCCAAAATGGCAAAGCCAGATATATTACCAAATGAAAATCCTAAAGCCTACGAAGCCCGATTAAATCGAATGCTTCGGGAGTTAAAGGTTAACACAAGGGAAGGATTAAAAGATGGTACTGTAGCTGGCTTTATCGATGATCATGAATTCAAGTTAAATTCCACTACCAAGGATATGGGTAACTTGGATAAACCCTGGAACATGAATCAACAATCAGTGGCTAATGGTTTGGGTATTTCTGGTTCTCTTATTGGGGTATCCAATGACAACAAAACAGAGGGTGGAACAAGTATCATGTTCTCCAAAATGATCTCTCAGCTTGCGAATTTACAGGAATTTGCAGTTTATGCTCTTGAATTTATCTATTCACTAGAATTGAGATTAGCTGGACTTCCAAATAAAGGATGTAAGGTTAGATTCTTTACTTCCACGATTAATGATGAAGTCAAAATTCAACAGGGTAAAGAGTATAAGATTCGTAATCTTAATTCTCTATATGCAGCTGGTATCATTAGCCAAGATCAATATGCCTTCGAAATGGGTTATGAAAAGCCCAATGAAAAGGAACCCAGAGTTCCATTAAACAAATTAGAAGATGGTGATGATGGGGCTAAAAAACAGAAAAGGGAAGCTGACAAGGATAAATCCGATAGGTCACAAAGGGATAAGTCCAAAACAGTTCCTAAACGAAAAGATGGTGACACTAAAGAAAGGTAAATATTATGGGACAATTTAAAAAAGGGAAACAGGATACCATAGTAATTGGAGAAGGCCATTCTCTAATGCTTGGGCATATGCCAAACTCGATTCCTTCAGATGCCTATTCAGAATTAAACTTTGGCTTAAACAAGTCAGGGATAGAGAGTTATGGTTTTTGGAGTAATTCCATTAATTATAACACATTTTATCCAGGAGTAACCCAAGAGGAATTTATGCCTAAGGATACTGATTTCATTGAACCCGTTTATCGATTGCTTTCCGAGGTAATCGTAAACAAAGAATGGAACCCAGTAGACTTCAGTCGTAATGGAGCATTAAAAGCTTCATTAAAAATGTTGGTAGGGCAAACAGTTAACTGTGATCATTCAACTGATGTAGCAAATGCAATCGGTAGTGTAAAACAAACCTTCTGGCAAGAATCATTTAAACAGGATGGCATCGTAATCCCCGCGGGAATTAACGGAGTATTAAAAATTGATGCTAAGGCAAATCCCAGACTTGCTAGAGGAATATTAATGGACCCACCAAGCATTCATTCCAATTCAGTATCTGTAAGATTCATTTGGGATAAATCACATCCGAACTTGGATGAAGATGAATTCTGGAGTAAATTGGGTACATACGATGAAAAGGGTAATCTGATTTGTAGAGTAGTAAAGGAAATCGTATCCTATTACGAAACTTCTCTGGTATCTCACGGAGCTGACCCATTTGCCCAGAAAATCGATGAAAATGGGAATATCAATGATCCGAAATTTGCTTCGAAACAAAGTTACTCGGCAAACAGAGGTAATGATATCGAATATTATTTCATGGATTATAAAAAACTCATAGATACTGAGAGTATTAACAATACTACGGTATTTAATATGAAATCTGATAATTCATCTGATCATTCAAACAACAAAAATTCTATCAATATGAAAGAAAAGGAATTGCTTGCCCTCTTAGTAGGTACAGGGATGTTAACACTTGCCGAGGGCAAGGAAGTTAACCTTGACAACGTTAAAGAGGCAGTTACTTCATTGGTAGCTTTGAAAAATTCTTTAGAAACTCAGGTAGAGGAATTGAATAATTCCAAAACTGGTTTGGAATCCAAGGTTACTGAGTTAACTGCTAAGGTAACTGAATTGGAAAATGCAGCTCAGGTTAACAAAGTAATGGCAGAACTGGGAGCCAATTATTTGAAGAGCTTGCAGGAAAGCACAGTAGAAACTTACAAAAAGATCTATGGTGAAAAGGCTGATGAAGCAATTGTAACCTTGATCACAGGAACCTCCGATGTTGCTCAGCTAACTGCATTAAAGAAAACTTATGATGCAGAACTGGAAAAACAGTTCCCTTTAACTTGTTCTGCATGTGGCTCTCACGATGTAACTAGAGCTTCTTCTCAGGCTGAGGATGAAGAAGGTACTACCTCTACAGACAAACCCAAATCTCTTCAGGACATTGCTCGCAATATAGCAAGCAACAAAAACAAAGGGTCAATCATTTTTAAATAATCTCTAAAAGTCAATCAATATGGCAGACTTCACTAAATTCGGAGGAACTACTCCTCGAGTGGTGATTTACAAAAGTGAATCCCACAAATTACATCAGGCATTCCCTGTTAAAGCTTCCGTAAAGATTTATGCGGGAAACCCGGTAGCAATTACCATTGATGGTACAATTGAATTGTTGACAAAGGCTAACGAAGCTAACTACTTGGGAATCGCAGTTACCGATAACAATAACCCAGCTTACAAAGAATCAGCAAATGCAGGTCCCGTGGAAGTAACAGTTGCTGTTCAGGGTTTCATGATTATCAATGCAATCTCAGAAGCCGCTTTAAATGCGGGTCCAGTAGAAATTGGTACTGGCATGGATGATACTAACCATTTCACTAAGTTCAAAACTTTCACTCAGGGTGGTGCTGATGCTGCAACTCGTCCCGTGAATTTTATCTCCCTGACAAAAGCTTCAGCAAAAGATGAGCTGATTCAGGTATTATGTAAATAACAAAAAGAACAGAAAGATATGTCTGAAACAAAGAAGAATTTAACAAAAGAAAACTTGCTCAAGGAATTGCCCGAAATGGGAAAAAACCTTGATGCAATCAGAAAAGGTACGAATACCGAGTTATCTGCCGATATCTCAATGGCAGAAGTAGTAAACGAAAGATATGGAGTTTCAATGGATCAGTATCTCTCCACTTTGGGTATCGATACAAAAAAAGATACATTGCAGAACCTTTTCACAATGCCCGATCAGTCAGTTCGCTGGGTAGTTCCTGAAATCATCCGTGCTGCTATCACATTGGGTCTTCGTCAGGCTCCATTCTATCCGAACATCATTGCTGGTGATCAACCGGTAAATGGTTTGCAGGTAACTATGCCGTACATCAACATGTCTGATGCTGCTCCGGCAAGAGTAAACGAAGCTGAAACAATTCCGTTGGGAACAATCTCTTACGGACAGAAACAAGTTTCTATCTTCAAAATCGGTAAGGGTATCAAAATTACTGATGAAGTTAAAAACTACGTTTCTCTGGATGTGATGGGAATTTTCCTTCGTGACTTTGGTATTCAGTTGGGGTATGCAATGGATAACCTTGCAATCGACACGGGTATCAATGGTGACAAAATCGATGGCTCAGAATCCGCTCCAGTTATTGGCGTAGGTACAACTTCAGAAGGTATCCAATATCGTGATTTGCTCCGTATTTGGATTCGAGGTTCTCGTATGGGCCGTAACTTCACATCAATGATTGGAGGAGAAGACGAAGCATTGAATATCCTGGATTTGCCCGAATTCAAGGTAAGATCAAATGGTACTACAGAAGCTACTCTGAATCTCCATACTCCGGTACCTAACCGTGCAGACTTCTGGATTCATGGCGGTATCCCTGCAAATCAGTTGATGCTTATCGATAAAGCTGCTGGTATGATTAAGCTTACTGCTCAGCCTCTGATGTTGGAATCCGAAAGAATCGTTTCCAATCAGACTGAAGCTATGTATGCTTCTCTTACTACTGGCTTCTCAAAAATGTACAGAGATGCAATCGTTATGTTGGATTCCAGCAAGGCATTCTCTTCCAATGGATTCCCAGAATATATGAACCTGGATCCTCTGATGTCAGTAAATCTGGAGTAATTTCCTTTTTCTTCGGTCTTTTTCTATCTCATCCCAGCTCATACATTTTCATGGGCTGGGATTTATCACATAACAACATATAAAAATAATTTAAAATATGAAGTATTTGAAATTAGGCGATAACGCAACCTCATTCTATGATATGGGGACTGGCCTTAAAATTTCCGGTAAAGATGTAGTTGCTGTAAACGAAGCCTACATTAATCAAGGTAAAAGAACAAGAAGAGCTCTTCAGGGTGGTCATTTGATTTATGCAACCAAAGAAGAGTATGAAGAAGCTAACGGTGTAAAGGCAGAATCCGAAAACAACACCGTAGAAAGCCTTTCAAAGAAATTCTATAATCTCTACCAGTCTGGGAAATCAACAAAGGAATTAGCTGATGCTTTCAATAAAGCTCAGTTGGTGAAGATTGCTGAAGCTGCGGAATTGGAAGTAGAAGAAGCAGATACAAAATCCAGTTTGGTAGAAGCCATCATCGAACAGATCGAATCCACCGATGAGGAAACTGATGAAGAGTAAACCCCTCTCAACATACTCAATATAAATTCATAATGGGGCGAATGCCCTAAAAGTCCTAAAAATATGGTAACAAATTTTTCATTCCAAAAAAACGGGTTATCAGTATCTTTTAGAGACCTTTCAACCGGAGTCCCAGATGGTAGTACATATCACTGGGACTTTGGCGATTTTAAAGGGTCCGAAGAGAGAAATATTACCCATGAATATGAAAGCTCTGGGTTTTACATAGTGACCCTTAAAATCACAGCTCCTGCAGTTGGAGAAGAAGAACCTCAAGTAGGTGAAAAACAATTAAGGTTAGGAATCAGTGATATGTCCAAAACACAACTCTCAGATTCAATATATAACCTTATCAATTCCTATATCCCAGAAAGTTTGCTTCCTTACCTTTCAGATATCGACAAACAAGCCTACATCGAAAAATGGCAATTATATATCCAACCTCTTGTTTGTCGACCCTGTGGAAAAGAAATCCCATTAGAAGAATATAACAATGAGCTTGCTTATGAAGCTCTAGAAAACCAATTAATAATGGAGTTATCCGCATATGACTTCCTTACAGTGGGAATCATCAATATGATGAGATCAGCTACGGATATAATCCAAAACGAAACAAACAGCTCAACACAAAAACCTGGAGAAGGTGAAGGTGGAGAAGCTAATGCAAACCAAAGAGTAAAGGCAATCACAACAGGCCCAACAGAAGTTCAATTCTACGAAGGATTATCTGGAGATTCAGCTTCATCTTTGGCTAAAACAATCACAGGAGCATTACAACCGGGTGGAGTAATTGATACATTAAAGGCTAATCTATGTATGCTTGCGGGAAGGCTATGTATTTATCTCCCAATCTGTACTCAACCTAGAACAGTTAAAGTTCCTAAGGTTGTTAATCGAAGAAAACCTGGACCAATCGGAGGTCCTAATCCTATCAGTATATTAAATCCTTCAAACATTTAAAGCTATGAGTGTATTTATTGGATATCCCAGTTTCATGGCATATCAAATGATGAAAGGTAAAAAAGGTAATAATGATGGGTTTCCATCTATTCCTGGCATGATTGCTAGATATTCAGCATTAGGTCTTACTAATGAACAAATGGCAGAGAACCTTGTATGGAAAGACCTTACAGGTAATGGGCATGATTTACAGATGAAGAATTTCGCTTGGAAGGAAGGATCGGGTATTAGTGATATTTATCCCGGTGCACTCGTCTTTGACGGAGTAGACGATTATGGTGCCTGTGATAACTTCCCTATTCTGACTAAGGAATAGGGATATACGGTTGTGGCGTTGAGACAGTGGATTGAAGAAAAGAACAGTATAACAGCACTGGTATCTAATAGCAAAAATTGGAATCAGGATGGTGCATTTGTATTTGAGTATAATAACTTAGAAAACAATTACCCCAATTTAGAAATCTCTTTTGGAAGCAATGCCAAATTAGGTAGGGAAAAA